TATACCATTGATGCCACGGGGTTGATTTACGGGCTATGGGGGTCGCTTAGTGTTGGAAAACACACATATAGCAAGCGACCAGCCCTAGCACCATCAACAAACAACAAGCCACACCATTGTGTGCGTGCAAAGAGCACACAGCTAATGGTTTTGTGTGTAGATTGTAGTTAGTTGACTACCATAATGAATACTAATGTGCCATTATATTCTATTTTACTACACATACAGGCGTTGTTACTAGGTGTATGTTGCGTAAAATAGGTGGACTAGTCCACGCATATAATGTTCATTACCATTCAAGTAAATCAACTCCCGCTTGCATCAATAGGTTGCCCTGTCTAGCCTTGACAAGCAAGTCTTTAATTGCGAATTAATAATTAATAATAAAATAAAGGACATTTAATTATGAATGATATAATTGCACAATTGAAAGTAATATTGATAGAAATGCCAAATCTTTTTATGAGTAACAAAAAAGATAAAAATGGCAATAAATGCATCAATATTATCGGTTTGGACGCGATGCAGGAACAGCTTCTGCCTCAGTCAGTCCAAACCTTATTCACACTTGTTCCATCGTCAGTGGAAGGATATAAAGCAAGCTTTACACCTCCACATAAATCGACGAATGGAAAAGGTATGATATATATAGGTAAGAATACCTCTAGTATCAGCGAAGCTGACCTTGATGGATTCTCACTATAATATCAACCAAAAAAGGAGCAATTTTTGTTCCTTTTTTAATTAAGTAAATAATTAGTGGTGGTGAAAATTTAAGTGTTGTTACTAGTCCTTTCACTACTTAAATGAGTAATCACCACTACAACTATGAGGTAATTATGAATAAATATAAAATAGTAAATTTATTAAATGGTGCTGTAACTGTAGTCGTAGCTAATTCATACGTATCAGCACTTAAACGTGGTAGAATGTATTTTAGTGAGCCAAATAGAACTAAAGTACCAGTGCAGGTAATATAGATATGAAGACGAATGATATTTTTCTATATTGGACTGTTACGGTATTTGTATTGGCAATTACAGCTGGTATGTATTTAAAACATATTGATTACTGGTTTATAGGTGCTGTAATTGTATTTTTACTAGTTGGTTACTATTTTGATATTGCAGAACAAGAACAGAATCATAAGACGAGTGTTTTTGATAAGTCTGACTATAAAATGCAATACCAAGCTCCAGATGAACCTGATTGGGAAGCTGAAGCTGCAATATCAGCGATAGAAGATAGTTGGGACGATACTGTCACTAAACAATGGGCTGTAAGTGATTACGACAAGGATATGAGAGCGTTTATGTTAAACAAAGCACTTTCACCATATAAAGAAGATGAAGATTGGGAGAAAATGTGGGATAGTAAAGTCAATTGTAACAAATGTAAAAACGAGGTTTATTTGCACGTATGTATGTGTAAACCTGTAGTCAATGATTAACGAAATAAAGCACGGATTTATTAGAGGATACTTTGCGTCGATGACAAGCTCAGTATTAGTCTCGGTTCGTGCTTTATTACTAACTTATGAGGTAATAATGAGATATAAAAACGAATTTGTAACATTAATTAGTGGTTGTGTGGCTGTTGTATTGTTAGGTTATTTATCATACAATGCAATGGTAACAAGAGATGTACCTGTCGAAAAGATAGTATATCAAGATAAAGAGGTAGTGGTAGAAGTACCAAAATATATAACAGAAACAATAACAGATACAATATACAGAGACAAGTTTATTCCTTTGTATTTAAGTATCCATAAAAGCGAGTTTGAAGAAGTATTTAGGCATTACAGAGAATTACACGGGCCGTGTAGCACATTCGACTGGAATGGTAAGCTATATTCAACACGCTTTAAAACAGAATCAAAAGATATTTGCTCACCTAAAATAAGATGAGTTATATAAAGCAATATTGTCCATATAGAACAAGATACGAATTATTACAATGGGCAAAAACTAGGTATCCTTCAACCAAGTTTGATAGTAAGTGGTCTAAGAAAAGACTGTTCGCGCTATACTACAATACTAAATGAAGGTGGCGTGAGAAGCCATCTACTAGCAGGTGTATACAATCCTCCTCTCATTCGTGTCTTGTTCGCGTGTATACACCTGCAAATCATTAAACTATGTACCTCATAGTTATAGGTGATGGAGTTCCATTATAAAGATATTGACAGGCGATTCCTGATACGCAACGTATCGAAATACAGAAGCATACTTTTGAGGGATAACGAGGGTCAAGCCACCTAAAATTTATAATAACAGATAACGATAACGTAAGGAGTCATATTATGGCAAACGCAACAAGTGCACCTAGCGGTGAAAGAGTAGTAAGTGTAAGTGAAAATGGTAGCTGGTCTACTAAAACAATCGTAGCAAATACTATTGGCGAACTAAGAATAGCGTTAGATATACCTAACGAAGCTACAGTTAATGTTCAAGACCAGTTGTATACAGATAATTCATCTGCTATGCCAGCTAACGAGCTAAATGATGATGGTACAACTAGACCATTGTGTATTGGCTGGGTAGCTAACAATAAAACAGGAGGCATAAAATAATGTATCCTGACAAGTAAATCATAATTAAGGGGAACAATAAGCCAAGTAGTTCTAGTGGATATAGGTGGTGTTCACCGAACACAGAAACTAGACATAGACATCGGTGAGTTCCCCTTTACAATAGGGCTTGTAGTAAATCCTGTGATTAAAGCAGATAAATAAGGTATACAAGCCCTAAATAAAGGTATTTATATGAAATATGTCAATAGAAAAGCAATGCAAATACGAGAATCAGGTCGTAGCTCAGACTTTATAACACCGAGCTTTGGCTATGGTTGTTTGTATAAGTGTAATTATTGTTATATGCGTAGGCATTTGCCTAATGGATTAACAATAGCATCAAACACAAATCAGATATTAGATGCAATAGCTGCACATTTATGGTTATTAGAATGGCCTAAGCAGCCCAATCAGACTCATGAGGTATATTATACATATGATTTTAGTTGTAATGAAGATTATGTATTGCATGCTAAATATCACGAGTGGGAAAAGTTGTTTGATTACTTTAAACATGAGCCCAGAGCAATGGGCACAGCTGCTACAAAGTATGTCAATAGGAATCTGTTGACATATGATAGCAATAGAAAAGTAAGAATACGCTTTACAATCATGCCTCAAGTATTATCAGATAAACTAGAACCAGGTACGTCTAAGATTATTGATAGAATTAAAGCTGTTAATGATTTTTATGAAGCTGGTTATGATGTTCATCTTAATTACTCACCAATAATAGTTTATGATGACTTTAAAAAAGATTATGATAAGCTATTTAAGTTAGTAGATAATATAGTTGATGACAGTATAAAGCATACAGTAAAAGCAGAATGTATATTTTTGACGCACAATAAAAAAATGCATAAATACAATGTTGATAATAATACAAAAGGCGAAGAATATCTATGGAACCCAGAATATCAAGAAAGTAAAACATCTCAATATGGTGGTGACAATATAAGATATAATCGCTTTTATAAGAAAAAATGTATCAACGCATTTATACATGCACATAAACAAATAATTAATTGGCAAGAAATAAGATATATATTCTAGAAAGGAGAAACATGAATTTGTTATTAGATTTTAACTCAAGTCCAACAATCAATAAGAATATTGTAGAGTGTAGTAAATCTCCTGTAGAATTTACAGAAACAGGAGCACGTATTAAGTTTATTAGACCTCCACGATATGAGCCGTCACACAATTCATTGTGGATAGATATTCTTAATATTGATACATTGTGGGATAATGTAAATGCAGAGCAATTTGCAAGTAATACGGGAATGCAAGACATAGTAGCATTTAAAGAAGAACTGGAAACAGTAAACACATGGTTGTATGATGCTTTTGGAATAACAGATAAGATTGATATTACTAAATCATATGGCTGGAAAAAAGGTTGTTACGATATTGTTAAAGATGCAATTGAAAGAGCTCATAAGTTTAATATGAGACCATCAGGCATGCCTAGTATATTCAACAGAATACAAGATAGTAGGTGGTTGTATGATAAGCTACAAAGACAAATGCTACGTCTTGATGCTTATCGCGATAGAGCTAAAGCAGCAGAAATAACACTTGATACTAGTATAGAAAGTATTATTGAAAGTCAGCGTGCAGCTTATGATAATATCATAGAAAGTACAAATCAAGCTAATGCTATGTCTGATTATTACAAAGTATATAATTACATTGAAATGAATAACCAACACACTGAAATTCAATTATATACAATTGTACATTGCAAGCCAAAAGATATGACTATCATTAATAACAGCAACGAAGAGATATGTAAAATGAAAGTACCTGAATGTTATCTTAAGTTTCATAGACCATTGCATAAAGCATTAAATGGTGGTAACAGGTATCCTTTGCATTATACTGCAGCTGTTATGCACGGCAAACATCCTTATATCAATGCAATTCCATATAGACGTCCAGCCCATCCGAATATAGATAGATATGCATGGAGCACATTATGCTTATCTAGTTATAGCGATGATATAGAACGTGCATTGTACAAAAATGATTACATGTCTTTTGTTATGGGTATTATGAATTGGAATAATATTTATAATAAAGATGCAACTAACCCATATGCTGAAATCACACAAGTCATGACTTATGGTACGTTTCCAGAAGTTGAAAATGAAGATGAATTACACAGAATAAGAACAGCTCTTAATATTAGCTTACACGAGTTCTTTCGCGCTAAATACTTTAAACACGTAACAACAGAACTAGATAGTGTTCAAAGAGATTGGAACGAAAGAATAACTAGAAATTACTCTCCATATGCAAAATATATTGTTGAAGAATATGATAGTAAGAATTGTCCAACACGAAGTGTTTGTACTGGATATCAAAATCTTAAATCATACCTTGAATCAGATGCGCAGTATATGGTAGAAGAAATGGTAGGTAATTTTCTTATTAATGAAAATAGTAATAAGTATGATGTAGGCTATGAGTTTCAAGACCTAGAATCAATATTAATGGCTATAAATAATTCTGCAAGAGCTGAAAACTTGTGGGACCAATTAATCCAATTAAGGTATTCAGATGAAACTGATTACTGGGGTGAAGCCCCGACAAAACCCGATAACAACCCTGATATTGCAGCGATGCAAGCTAAAATATCACAATGGGAACAACAATTAGCAGCCTCAGGAGGTATAAATGAGTAGACCTAACTTTATTATTAAAGAGAAAGCATGGAATACCATGCAACAATATGCAAGCATTGCATATGACAAAGACAAGAACGAGATATCTGGTTTAATACCATATAAATTAACCAAGCATCCTGTGTCAGATGAGACTGTATATGAGTTATTTGACCCAGTTATCTTAAAACAAGAAAACTCAGGAACAACAACAGAACTTAATGGCGAAGCATTGCGAGACTATCAAGTTAAAGCTGGTATGAAGTATGGAACAGACATTAGATTTTGTTGGTGGCATTCACATCATACGATGGGTGCATTTTGGTCAGGAACAGATGATAAAGAAATAAAAGCATGGAAGAATGACTCATGGTCACTTGCACTTGTTGTCAATCTGTTTGGAGAATACAAGCTAAATGTATCTGTATGGAAGCCAATAGAGTTTTCTGAAGATGTACCACTAGAGATTGTAAGAGATATTCCCAAAGCAACAAAGAAACAGCTTAAAGAGTATGATGAATTATGTTCTAATAAAACAGAAGTCATGCATACAGGTTGGCATACAAAAGGATATACTCCACGCACTCAAATGAATATGTGGTACAATAAAAAAACAGAAGATGCATTAGACCCTGATACAAACAAGAAACTAAAATGGGTTCAAGGAGAATCTTTATCTGTTTATGCAGAACTTATTGAATCATTAGATGAAGCAGTATCAGATGTGATAGATGAGTTTTGCCAAGGTACTATAGATTACAAAGAATATTCTAGTAGAATCAAAATGTTAAACAAGGACTTAAAGTCAAGAAATGCAAAAGTTAAAGTAGAAATATTACCACAAGGTAGTGTACTTGAAAAAGCTATGACTATGCAACCTTGGGAACATCTAAAATATGATAACGCAGCTGTAGAAAAATCATATGATGATGCTAGATTAACTAACTATCAAACAAACTATGGAGGTTATGGATGGGTATAAACATGAGAAGTGAAGGCTTAGTAAATAACTTACACGAATATACTTTCCATATATTAGGTTGCGGAGCTATTGGTAGCTCTGCAGCCACTCAGCTGCTACGATGCGGTGCTAAGAAGTTTGTATTATACGATATGGACAAAGTAGCAACAGAAAACATCGGAGTATCACAATATATGGATGAGCATATTGGTATGCTAAAAACAGAAGCACTGGAAGAACATCTGATGAGTATTAATTGTAGAAACGTAGAAATAATACAATCACCTGAGTATTTTAGTATGTTTCATTATCAGAATAATAACGATATTGTTGTTCTAGGTTTTGATAGCATGAAATCTAGAAAACATGCAGTGCAAGAAATATGTTCTAATAAACAAACAAAACCATTTTTATTAATAGATGGTAGAATGGGTGGCGAGCATTATCAGCAATATTTATTTAAAGACTTGACACTAAATAAATACCTAAAAACATGGTATTCTGACGAAGATGGTGATGCAGAGCCATGTAATGTCAAAGCAACAAGTTATTGCTCAAATATGGCTGGTAGTATGATTGTAAACGCTATTAGAAAAGTAGTCACTAATGGACCTTATGAGGATTCATTGACTTTTAACTTCCCTAATATGACAATACAAAAAAATACTTGCTTCCCAGCCTGACATATTGTAAATTGATAGCTCTGCAAACAGATAATTGAGCAAGAGACGCCTCCAACATGATAGTGACCTAGAGCTGGAAAATTCTAGGGCGTGTGACTTTCCTGCGCTGGCGTAAGATGGGCTATAATCCATCGTTCCCTCGGAGAGTATCTGTTTGTAGACCTATCGTTATCATAAATAAGGAAACCAAGAAAATGGAACTCAAGAAAGTAAAGAGAAAAGCTATCTCTGCTAATCCTTCAACTCTTCTATTATATGGAGCACCTAAAGTAGGTAAAACTACTATGCTATCT